GGCGAAGGGCGCCAGCCTCTTGGAGAAGCCGGTGAAGGGGCGCGCCTACCTCGTGTGCGCGGACCCGGCGGGCTTCGGCAGCGTCGGCGACAACAGCGCCGTGACGGTGTGGGACGCCATCGAGCGGCGCGAGGTCGCCGTGTGGGAAGGCCGTGAGGATCCGGGTCGCTTCAGCGAGCGGCTCCTGAACCTCCAGCGCTTCTACAACCAGGCGCTCCTCGCGGTCGAGTCCAACGCCGCGGCGTGTATCGCCATGCTGAAGGACAAGGGCGCGCGGAACCTGCTGTGGACCGACCGCAACCATCCCGGCTGGTACGCGACGGAGAAGCGGGTGCAGGAGGGCGAGGCCCGTCTCGTCCGCATGCTTCGTGAGCGGGAACTCACGATCAAGTCGAAGCCGCTTCTCCATCAGTTGATCAACTACGACGGCGACCGGACGAAGCGGTCGGCGAACAGCGACGGCACGACGCACCACTTCGACCTTGCGCGCACCGCGGTCATGGCCGCCGACATCCTGTCGCGTCGCCGCTTCACGAGCGACGAAATGCCGATGCAGACGCAAGAGTTCGCGCCCTCCGACGAACCGCGCGTTACCATCGCGGACCTCGACAAGTACAAGCATCAGGAGCGGGCTGCCGCTCGCAACCCCTTCAAGCCCATCGCGCGAGAGTGGACATGAACCTCAGCAACCTCATCGACCGCCACCGCCGCTTCTACGAACGCACCGAGAAGAAGAACTTCGACAAGGCGCGTCGCTACTACCGGGGCGAGTTCTACACGAGCCGGAACGATGTGAACCTGAGCGACGGCGCGATCCCCTCGTTCCTCTGCTCGAAGAACATGATCTACGCCATCGCGGACACCGCCGTGTCGGCGCTGCTCGGCCCCAACCCGAAGGTAGCCGCGAACCCGCGCAACAAGGTGAGCCAGGAGGCCATCCCGCTCGTCAACGGGCTGATGGAGTACGTGTTCGACGCGAACAACATGCGTCGTCGCGCGGCCACCGCGCTCATCGACGCGGTCCTCTGCAAGCGCGGCGTGTTCAAGACGGGCTGGGACATGAACGGCGACAAGCCGGTGGTCCGCGTCATCGAGCCGGGGTCCATCTTCTTCGACCAGACGGTGCGCGACGTCGATGACATCCGCTACTGGCTGGAGGCCGCGGTCATCCCGTGGACCGAGTTCCAGCGCCGCGTGAAGACGGGCGCCTACAAGTCGCCGAAGATCGCGGACGTGACGCCGGACCGCTATCCGAAGTGGATCACGGACTCCTACAAGAACAGCGACACCGCGCAGCTCCGCGATGCGTTCGAGTGGGTGACGGTCTGGGAGTACTACGACCGCGAGAGCAACAAGGTCATCCACTACGTCCGCCAGGCCGACACCATCGTGTTTGAGCAGGAGCTCGACTACATCCCCTACTCGATGTTCTCGCTCAATCAGAGCGCGGTGGACTGCCTCGGCCTGTCCGAGGTGCAGCTCGTCCTCAACCAGCAGGAGACGATCAACGACCTGCTCACGCACATGAAGCAGATCGTCTACCTGATGATCCCGCGCATCCTGTTCAACAGCGAGCTCATCACCGAGGAAGACCTCAACAAGGCGGTCGAGGCGGCGACGGGATCGTTCGTGCCCATCAGCCCGACGAACGCCGAGGGGCTCCGCACGCTCTCGACGCTGTTCTACGAGATGCCGATGCCGCAGGTTCCGGTCGGCGTCGAGAACTTCATCGCTCGTCAGGAAGGCGACGCGGCGTTCATCTCGGCCCTCGCCGAGGCGGCCCGTGGTCAGGTCGCCGGCGCGCGTACCGCCACGGAGATGGCGATCATCGACGCGCAGATGCGGACCCGTCTCGCCACGCGCGAGGGCCACATCAACACCGCGTTGCAGGACGTGGCGGAGAAGTGCTTCTACCTGGCGAAGAAGTACATGAAGGAGCCGAAACTCGTTCAGGTCAGCGGCCACGAGGGATGGAGCGAGGTCAGCCTCGCCGACATCCACGAGGTGGACGTGAACTTCTCGATGGTGTCGTACAACCCGATCCGTCAGAACCCGTCGGTCATGTCCGAGACGCTGTTGAAGCTGTTCCCGATCCTCGCGCAGGATCCGAACGTCAACAAGCGTGCGCTGCTCGAAGAGCTCGTCAACGGCGTCGGCCTCTCCGGTCGCCTCCTCATCCCGAAGGAGGAGTTGGAGCAGCAGGAGGCGATGGCGCAGCAGATGATGATGGCGCAGATGATGGGCGCTGCGGGCGCCGCAGGTCCGGGTGCTGCGCCTCCGGGGATGCCGATGCTCCCCGCCGGCGAGGTGCCTGGTGCCGAGACGACCGAGGCCGCCACGCAGAACGTGCCGTCCGATGTCATGGCCGCGATGGGTCCGACGCCCATCCCGGTCGCCTAGTTGAAAATAGTTCTCAAGTTAAAGGAATACCATGCCGATACACGATGTAAGGTGTCCTGCGTGTGGATGGGGCAAGGCTGACACGTTCGTCCGCCTCGAAGAGATGCCCTCGTGCGACGAGTGCGGCGTGCCGACCCGGATCGACTGGTCCCACGGCATCGCGCCCTCGGTGCGCGGTCACGGCTACGGCTCGTTCACGGCCATCGACATGGGCGTGCTCGGCAAGGCCGAGACGAAGGAAGACTACGACCGTGCCGTGTCGACGATCCAGCAGCGGTTCCCCGGCCACCGCGTCGAGCTGACGAGCGAGACGGCGGCGCAGAAGCAGGCCCGCCTCGACGGCGTCCGGCAGCGCCACTACGAGAGCCAGCGGAAGGCGGGCGTGGACAAGCAGATGATCGCGGAGGCGCAGGAGGAGAAGCGTCGCAAGACGCAGGAGGCACCTCCGGCCCCGCCGCCCCCGAAGCCGGCAGCGAAGCCCGCCGTGGGTGCCGCGTGAAGCCCATGCGTACCTTGGAGTCGGCGCGCCTCGCCGTGGCGCACAACCCGCGCCAGTTGCGGGTGGTCGGTCCCTACGGCACGCAGGACATGATCGTGGTCGAGGACCGCGAGACGGGGGAGCGGCGCGTCATTCCGAACAAGCGCGTCCTCGTGGCGGGCAACAACATCGGCGTGGCGTTCGAGATGACCGCGCCGGGTGCGGGGTTTGAAAGTTCAGAAGATGAGTAGCGGGCCGGGCCGCGCTCTGTCTTACCTTCCCGGTTTCATCAAACCACGTTAGAGGTGTTCAATGGCCGAGATGACCAAGACTGCGCCGCAGGGCCCGAAGATGCCGGAGGGCGGGATCGTTCCGCGCCGCGACATCAAGCCGCTCGCGGACGAGATCGACGCGATCCTCAAGGAGGCCGGCCTCGCCGAGGGTGGCGCGGGCGGACCGGAGACGGGCATGGCCCCTGCGGCCTCTCGCAGCCCTGAAGGCGAGCGCAACGGCACGGGCGTCAGCATGAAGGCGGGCGAGGGCGCCATGTCCGACGCCAGCGTCATCGCCGACGTGCTTGGCGTGTCGATGGAGAAGGCGCAGGCGCTCCTCGACGCGGCGATGGCGATGCCGAAGATGGCAGGCAAGAGCCCCGCCGAGATCGCGGACATGCTGTCCAAGGACATGAACCTCCGCATGCAGCTCGAGAAGAACATGGGCGCAGGCGAGGACAAGATGGCGCGGAAGGCGATGGCGGCCGAGGGCATGAAGGCTCCTCCGGCGCCCCTGCCGACCGAGCCGTCGATGGGCAAGATGTAGACCAGGAGAAGTCATGTTTGAAGCCGAGAACGAGAAGGAAACCGAAGCCCCCGAAGTCGTCACCGCGGAGGAGAGCATCGAGGAGATGCCCGAACCCGTCGAGGACGCCCCGTCGGTCTTCGACTGGAACGGGGAACTGGACGCGCTGACCAAGGCTGACTGGTTCAGCAAGATCGGCGACGATGGCCTCCGCAACACGCTCGTCCGCGGCTTCGAGTCGAAGTACAAGAACTTCGAGCGCGGCTTCACGAAGGCGTTCCAGGACACCGCGGCTCGCCGCAAGGAACTGGAGCGCCGTGAGGCCGCCATCCGCGAGAACGAGTTGCGCGTGCAGCGGTGGCTCTCCGGCAACGCCGACCCGATGGCCGAGAAGCAGGTCGAGATCGACAAGCTGAAGGCCGCTCACGACGCTGCCATTCAGACGCTGCGCGACGAGTACGCGCAGTCCGTGCAGAAGGCGCAGGAGGAGTGGACCGGCAAGTACGGTTCCGCCGAGCGCGAGCGCGATGAGCTGCGCCAGCGGTTGGAGCAGTTTGAGTACGAGGCCAAGGCCGCCGAAGAGCGTCAGGTCGAAGAGGCGGTCGACGAGGTCGAGGGCTGGCTGAAGAGCGAGGCGTCCGACGTCTACGAGAACGACGAGGCGTTCTACGCCTTCTGCGTGCTCGTGACGGGCGGCCTCGACCCGGAGGACGCCGTCGTCATGACGCGCGCCAAGTTCGGCCCGCCGCCGGCCCCGACGCCGGAGCCCGTGCCGGAGGCCATGAACCTGATGAACCTCGGCCCGCAGCGTGGCGCGGGCACGGTGCAGTCGGAGAGCCGGTCCTACAAGGACATCATGGACGCGATGCGTCGTGCGGCACAGACCGACGAGTCCGCGTTCTACTCTCCGAAGCGTTGACAGGCCGGCCGGGTCGGATAGGGTGACTGTGCGGGCTTCAGCCCGTGGTCATTCTCCTGATCTGTCCTGAAGGCAGCCGCCGGGCGGGCAACCTCCCGGCGGTTTCTTCTTTTCAGAACGGCGGAAAGCGCGACCGCAGGGATACCCAAAGTTGAACGCCGCGTTCCTCGCAGTACTCGCAGAAGGCGAGGTCGCGACGATGCAGCACCATGAGACGCCACCACACGGGCTCGTAGGGAACGACGACGCGCGCCTGGCGCGGTCCGGTTTCCAACCAGACGAGGAGCTCCTCGGTCGGATCGTCGGGGCTCAGTGCTTCCCGACCTTGACCTTGACCTTCACGACCGGCTTCGGCAGGAGGCCGGAGATGTCGGGCACCTTCTTGCCGGCGGGGTTGATGCCCTCCTGAAGCATCGCCTCCTCGGCCGCGGTGTTCTTCATCTGCTGGAGGCGAGCGTAGTAGTCGACCTTGGCGGGATCCTGGCGCATGGTAGTCCTCACTTGTAGCCGGCCTTGGCAGGAGCCTCGGCGGCAAGCCTGTCATAGGCCATCTGCTGGAAATGCTTCGTGGCCTCGTCACGGGCGTCATTGCGCTTCTGGCGCGATGCCTCGGCCTCTTCCTCCGACGGCCCGAAGAGGTAGCCCTTGAGCCCCTCCTCCATCTTGACGAGCTTGGTCGTGTCGAACGCCGCCTGCCCGGCGCGCGCGGCGGGCTTTTTGGCTTCTTCCTGCAACTGCTCTTGGTACTTGGGCAGTCCGGTGGAAACCATCGTCATGGCCTCGCGCAGCATGGGGCCGTATTCCTTGGTGCGCTGGCCGACATTGCTGTCCGCCCCGCCGCCCCACTTCTTCATGCCCTCGATCCCGGCGATGTAGGTCATGCCGAGTCCCTCCGGGGAGGAGAACCCTGCGGCTTTCGCCCTCGCGAAGTGCTGCGCCGCGATGTCGGCGTCCCGCTCGACCTGCGTGGCGTACTGAGCGGACGGCTTGAACTCCTTCCGCGTGATCTCGGTGATCTGGAACGGCCCCGTCGCGCCCGCCTCCGACTCACGGCCCATCGGATCGCCCCTGCCGCGCGTTTCCACCATGTGTGTCGCGATGAGCGTCTCGACCGGCACTCCGTGCTTGTCGGCGATTGGCTTCAACACGCCGTACAGCGCGAGCGCCGTCGGCAGGCGCGCTTCCAGCGCCTTCCTGTACGCGGAGTTGATCGGCCCTGCCACGATGGGCGCGAGCTTCTCCTCTGCCTGAGCAGCGAGGCGATAGCCTTCAGACGCACCGGCCACGTCAGTACTTCATGGGCTTGGGCTTGAGGAACGCCGGCGGCCCCTTCTTGGGCGGCCCGGCCATGACCTTAGCGGGCTCCGGCATCTCCTCTTCCTCGGTGGACTCGTCGCCGATCACTTCCTTGATCGTCTTGGCCTGCATCGCGTGCTTCGAGGAGGACTGGTCGAGCTGCTCCGCGATCTCGCGGAGCTTCGCCGCGGCGGACTTGAAGTCCATCTTGGACATGTCGGGCACGAGGCTCGCCTTCTCCGGCGTCGGCTCGTCGCCCTCGTCCTCTTCCTCCTCGGCCATCTCGAACATCATCGGCCCCATCGCCATGCCGGCGTGCTCGGCCATCGGGTCGAAGAACCCTCCATGACCGGCTGCCTTCTTCTTGGCGAGGATGAGGATGGAAGCGGGACCGGGCATAGACAAACCTCGACTTGAGGCGTATGCTACCATCGCCATGAAGTGTACGCAATAGCGCGGCACTCGGAGTTCTGGAGGTAGGTCATGGCTGCATATGGTTGGATCGTTCGCAAGTTCATCCGCTACGGCGAGGTCATCCCCGAGCACTTCACCGGGCAGTCGGTGCAGGCGCTCGTCGTCGGCACCAACTCGACGCTCGACACGGCGAACGCCTCGGCGGACGTCAGCGTCGTGCTGTCGATCCCCGACAACGCGGGTGTCGGAACGACCGTTCACACGATCACGCTGCCCTACAAGGTGCGCGTGCTCCCCGGCTCGTACATCGTGCCGACCGCCACCACCGCGGCCAACGTCACGGTGACCATCGGCAAGTCGGCCCCCATCGCGGGCGCCAGCGCCATCCAGGCGACGGCCGCTGCGGTGAACACGCTGAACACCCCGCGTCTCCCGGCCGACCACATCGTCGCCAACGAGACGATCAACCCGAAGGCCACGGACGTGGAGAGCCTGACCATCACGGTCCTCAAGGCCACTCCGGCGAACGTCGCCCCGTTCCGGGTCTACCTCCAGCTCGCCAAGGCGGACTGAGGTCTTCGGGAGGGCCATCCGATCAACTGATTAGTTGGCCCTCCCGCTTTCCGCTACTGATTGGCCCAGTTGATGGGGACGATGTGTCCTGGTCCCCACGGTGTGTCCTGCACGGCGACGGTCTTTCCGTTCTTGTCGGTGCCAGGGAACACGTCGAGGTCTTGGAACTGCACCTCCGGGCTCCAGTAGAAGTAGATCACGCTGTCTCCGGCCTTCCCCCAGTACCGGAACCAGTTGTTCTGCGTGTAGTAGTCGTGGATGACGGCCTGCGCGACGGGGATCTTGTCGGTCGGACCGCACTTCGTCCACCCTTCGGGGGTCGCGTGGACGCCAGAAGGCGGTTCGGCGGCCGAAACCTCGCGGTTTTCGGGGTCTGAGGGCGCATTTTCGGCCTTCTGAGCCTCTTTTCCGCCGTTGTGGGCGCGTTCGAGGGCGTCGAGGCCGCGAATCAGGGCCATTCGGGCCACCGTTTCGGCCGAAACTTCGACGCCCAGCTCCTTGACATGCGCCAGCCCCTTGATAGTGGGGATCATTGCCCGAAGTCTGTCTTGGATTTCGGCTTCGAGTTGAAGAATGAGCGTGCCGCGACCGTTTCCGGCGGCAACAGAGCCCCCGGCGGAGCGAAACTCGGCGCCTCGACGCTTGATCTCCTCGTCCGGGTCAACGAACGTGCGTCGGCTGTCGGCGGGCGGGGCGGCTGGCGAGTCCCACTGGTGGTTCCGCGCCGGCGTCCAGTCCTTCCAGACCTCCCGCTCGCGCATCCACACGGCCTGCTGGAGCGCCTGATCGGCGTAGTCGGGCTCCTGTGCCAGGCTTTCGAGGCCGCCGCGCATCGACGTGTCGCCGGCGAGCTGGCCCCAACGTCCGGCAGGCGTGTTCCCGCCCTGCGGGGACACGACGTCGTCTCGTCGGTAGTCCTCGGCCCGTTCGGCAGGCTCCTCGCGGCGCGCCGGTCGGCGGATGACCTCCGGCCCGCCCCGCGGCTCGGCCTTCGTGGCGCCCGCGGCCCACTCCCTCAACTGGAGCATACCTGTACTGCCGACGCCCCGGAGAGGCACGTCGGCGTCCGGTCCGTTCATCCATGTGATCACGTCGGCGTCGGTCGAGAACCCGGCCTTGTACAAGGCGTTGCGAAGGCGCAGCGGCAGCGGCAGGTCTTCTATCTTCATTGGAACCTCCGGCGCATCCATAACACGGTGGTATGGTGTTTCGCAAGAAACTCTGCGATATTTTTGGTGTCGGTGGCCGGGTCCCCTTCTACCGAAGCGGTATGGGTGTCGGGGAAAAGTTTGCGGTAATAGGAGGGGCTTTCCGTTTGGGATCCCTGTCGTGCCCCAAGCGGGTATGGCAGGTTCGATGCGTTGCATCATCGATGCTTCGTGGCGTCGTCGTCACGTCGTGACGCGGCGGCGACGCGAAGCGCCGGCCGGTGGGGGAGGACCACGCGCTGTGTGCGCGGTCCGTCCGACCGGCCGCGGTGGGACCGCGCGTGGTGGGCGAGCGCGTCGGCCGCTTGCGACGCGGTAGGCTGGCGGGAGGGGAGGGGCGCGGACCGCGCTGTGGTGGGACCGATCGTGCTCCGGGTGGCTCGCGCTCCGTGGTCGACGTCGGCCGCGCTCGTGCGTCGCGTTCATGCGTTCGGGTACGTCGGCCGACAACGTGCGACGCGCGGCCACGTCGGCAAGCCTGCGTCGGCGGACCGTCCCGTAGGGCGCGCGCACTGGTAGCATCGACGCTAAGGGGTCTACGCGCGCGTAGGATCGACGAGCGGCACGTAGGGTAGGGGTCCATAGGGGTACGTGGTCCGCGTCGATTGTAGCGCGTCCTATGGCCCTTGCGCGCGATCCGATCTTTTTTGGGGTCCGCGTCTCTTTTTTGTGGCGCGCCTATACCAGCGTGGTAAGATGCTTTCACGGAAGGCGAATGAACGCCGCCGATCAACGGAGTACCCGACTATGACCCTCACGCTCGCACAGATGGACCACAACGCGCTTGCGCTCGCGGCCGCCATTGAACGTCTTACTGGCTACGTCCCCGTACACCACGGGGACGGCGTGATCGGAGCCGACCACGAAGGACGCGAGGTGATCGTATCCGTACAGGACGACGGAACGGTATCGGTCGCGCTGTATACGGACGACGGGGAGGAGATCGAAGCCGTAACGGATGATCTGGACTACGACGCGCGCGCCGTACTGGACGCTATCGCGCGTCTCGTCCTGTAGTCCGCAAGCGCTACCGGCTACGGCCGGTAGTCGCGCAGGACGCCCGATCCGTCGGACGTCGCGCGCGACTAATCGCAAACACTGACAGGGAGTATCCGCCATGCTGACCGAATCCGACATCCTCTGGGCCGCGACGTCCTCGAACGTCAAGACGGGCAACGTCCCTACCGCATGGGTGGGCACGACGCGCGATGCGTGCCGCGAGTCTTGCCGCGGCTGCCCGCTCGCGCCGAAGGACATCGGCGGGAACGGCGAATGCTACAGCCATTCGGGCAGCCCGGCTATCGCGCATTCGTCCATCCGTAAGGCGGCCGCGGCCGGCAAGGACCGCACGCTTACGGCCGCCATTCGCGGAGCCGTTCGCAGCGCGCGCATGCTTCGCTATACGGCTATCGGGGACGGCGGACGAACGGCTCCCGGCGTGGCGGATCGGATCGTGGAAGCGGCGCGCGCGGCCAAGCTGCAGCTTGTCGGCTACACGCACCACTGGCGCGAGCCGGCCGTAGCGGCCGAATGGCGCGGCCGCCTTATGGCATCCGTGGAAAGCATGGCGGACGCGGACGCAGCGCTTGCGGCCGGATGGCGCGCGGCCGTGGTCGTGCCCGTCGACACTCCGGCGCGCGGCACGACGCCCAGCGGCGCGCGCTTCGTCGTCTGCCCGGCCCAGACGTCCGACGGCCGCGTGACGTGCAACGATTGCCGCTTGTGCGACGCGAGCCGGCCCGGCCCGGTAATCGCCTTCCGCGAGCACGGGAACGGCGTCAAGCGATAGGCCCGGCCCGGCGGCCCGTCGGCCCGGCCGTTATCGCGCGTCGCCGCTTGCGATAGTGTTAGGAATCCGGGAATAGTGCAGGTTCAACCTACGCTATTCCTTATTGCAAC